TGGTCGCCGCAGAGCAGGAGCGTATCGCGGCCGTGCGGAAGGTCTGCGGCGACCAGTACGCGGGCATCTGCGCCCAGGCGATCAGGGATGGCTGGGACGTGACGCGAACCGAATTGGAGGTTCTGCGCGCCGACCGGCCCAAGGCCCCGGCCGCCCACGTGCCCGACAACTCCATGACCACCACGGTCCTGGAGGCCGCGTGCATGGTCACCGGGCGGATCGCCGACGCCGAGAAGATGTATGACGAGAAGACCCTCGACGCCGCCAGCAAGCGGTTCCGTGGCGGTATCGGCCTCCAGGAGTTGCTGCTCGAGGCTGCGTGGGCCAACGGCTACGACGGCCGGAACTTCCGCGACAGCCGCAGTGTCCTCCGCTTCGCCTTTGGACACGGCATCCAGGCTGGCTTCAGCACGGTAGACATCGGCGGCATCCTCTCGAATGTCGCCAACAAGTTCCTCCTGGACGGTTTCTTCTCCGTCGAGCGGACCTGGCGCAACATCTGCGCGGTGCGGAACGTGTCCGATTTCAAGACCGTCACGTCCTACCGGCTGATCGGCAAGGACCAGTACGAGATCGTCGCCCCCGGCGGCGAACTCAAGCACGGGACGCTGGGCAACGAGAGCTACACCAACAAGGCCGACACCTACGGCCTGATGCTGACCATCGACCGGCGGGATGTGATCAACGACGACCTGGGCGCGATTACGACCGTCCCGCGGAAGCTCGGTCGCGGCAGCGGCCTGAAGATCAACGACGTGTTCTGGACCGTGTTCCTGAACAACGGCGCGTTCTTCACGGTCGGCAACGCCAATTATCTCACCGGCGCGGACACCACGCTGGGCGTCGACGGCCTGTCCAAGGCCGAGAAGTCCTTCATGGACCTGAAGGACTCCGACGGCAAGCCCATCGGCATCATGCCGTCGGTGGTGCTGGTGCCCACGGCGCTGTCGGCGATGGCGACCATGCTCTATAAGAGCCTGGAGATCCGCGACAACACCGGCAACAAGGTGTACACGACCGCCAACCCGCACCAGAACCGCTTCCGGCCGGAGGTCAGCCGCTACCTGTCCAACTCCAGCTACACCGGCAACAGCGACAAGGCGTGGTATCTGCTGGCCGACCCGGCCGACCTGCCGGTGATCGAGGTCGCTTTCCTCAACGGCCAGGAGTCGCCCACCATCGAGACGGCCGAGGCGGACTTCAATGTGCTCGGCATCCAGATGCGCGGGTATCACGATTTCGGCGTGAACCTCCAGGACCCCAAGGGCGGGCTCAAGAGCAAGGGCGAGGCGTAAGCCTCCATCCCTCAGGAGAAAACGAACATGGCAACTTTCGTGCATGACGGCAACAGCATCGACTACACCCCGACCTCGGCGGTCGCCGCCGGCGACGTGGTGGTCCAGGGCGAGCTTGTAGGCGCGGCCCGAACGCCCATCGCGGCCAATGCGCTCGGCAGTCTGGCGGTGGTCGGCACTTTCGACTTCGCCAAGGCGACCGGCGCGGGCACGGCCATCACGGCCGGGGCCAACTGCTACTGGGATGCCGCCAACAGTCGGGCCACCACCACGGCGACGGGCAACAAGCTGATCGGCAAGGCTGTCCGTGCCGCAGCCGACGCCGACGCGACGGTTCGCGTCCGCCTGATGCAGTGACCCGAAGGGTCATCGCGGCGTAGCCCGCAGGGCGAAGCCGGATAGGTGAAGGCGATGGCAGATTTGCTTCAGCAAGCCGTGGATTGGCTGGACGGGCAGCGCGTGGCGCACCTGTCCAGGCCGGTGACCTACCAGCGCGGCGGCGAGTCAGTCGAGATTGCCGCCACGCTGGGGGCCACGTCGATTGAGGTCACCGACGACGCAGGCGCGACGGTGCGGACCCGCCAGACGGACTTCATCGTCTCGGCCGACGCGCTCGTCTTGGGCGGCACGGTCGTCACGCCCCATGTGGGTGACCGGATTCGCGTGGCCTCCGGTGGCAGGACGTTGGTGTACGAGGTGCTGACGTTGCCCGACGGCCGACACTATCGGCCATGCGACGGCGGCGGGCGGATGCTGCGGATTCACACCAAGCAAGTGGACGAGGTTCTTTGACAGGAGCGACCTGATGTGCGCTGAGAGCCGCCAATACGAGCGCGTGTGCAAGGGCGAGTTCGCCTCCATCAATGCCAAGCTCGACAAGCTGGATGAAGCGATTCGTGGCAACGGCAAGCCGGGCATTCAGCTTCGGCTGGACCGGCTGGAATCCGCAGAGGCCGTCCGGTCGCGGCTGCTGTGGATCATCGCGGGCTCGACGGTGACGTTGGCGCTGGGTGCGTTGTGGAAGCTCTTCTTCTGAAAGACTTCGGGAGTTGAAGGCATGACCAGGAAGTGGATCAACTCAGCGGATGTGGAGGTCAGCGCGGCTGGTGCCGTGCTGACCGATGCCGCAGGCTGTTCGTCGATGGTCGGCGGGACGAAGATCGTCGCCCTCGCAGCCACGCCAGAGAAGTTGGTCGCCAATCCGACGCCTTGCCGGCGCGTCCGCATCATGTCCCGCGTCGACGCCAATGGCCTGCCGCTGAACACCAAGCCCTGCTTCGTCGGCGACTCCGCGGGCCAGAACATCCCGGTGATGGTCTCCAACTACGAAGGCGTCATCGTCCCGATTGACGACGCCAGCAAGGTCTACGTCAAGGCCGGCGCAAACGGCGAAGGCGTCAACTACAGGATTTTTGTCTGATGGCAACGTTCATGACCAGGACGAGCGGCGACTGGGAGAACCCCAGCTTCAACACCATCTGGATGAAGGATGGTGGCGTGGCCGACCGTTGCCCCGTTCCCGGCGACACCGTGTTCATCGGCGCTACTCACCGGATCACCCGCTCCAGCGCGCTGAACTGGTCCAGCGGCACGATCCAGAAGACGGGCATGGATGTAGGCAACGGCGGGCTGATCTTCACCGCCCCCTGCACGCTGTCCGGCACGGGCGTCATCAAGTTCGACGCCAGCACCGGGTCGTATGACCCGACCGCCGTCCTCACGTTCACGGATTTCGCCATTTGCGGTGCCCCGGGCGGCGGTCCGACTCTCACGGCGGCGACCAACCTGACAATGGGATCGTTCACGAGCGTCGGGACGTGGACCATCAACTTCACGGGCAACTTCACGTTCCCCAGCGCCCTCGTCCCGAACGTCGCAGGCACCGGGCTGATCGCCTCGAAGTCCAACTGCACCGTGAACATGCACGGCCAGATGACGGGCTTCAATCTGGCCGACCAGTCGCCCATCGCGATCTACAGGTTCGATGGCGACACGTACTTCAACGGCACGCTCGGGGTGGGAATCCCCGGCGGGCAGAGCACTATCACCATCGCCGACAACGTGGCGCTGACGATGGGGCCCAATGCCTTCAGCTACGGATACACCGCCTGGGTCAACGGCCGCACGCTCACCTTCGGCACCAACAGCGTCCTGAACACCTATGGTCCCGCCGGCAATAACATGTCCGGGGTCATGACCAGCGCGACCGGCGTGTGGAACGCCTACGGCACCGCGACATTCATGGGGACCGTGAACATGCGGGTGAACTGCTTCGGCCCGGTGACGTTGCCTCCGATGGGCCTGATAACCGGCGCTAACACGCGGATCAAGCTCTTCCGGCGCGAGCAGGTCGTCACTAACGGCGTCGGGAACGTGATCTTCGACTGTTCTGAAGCCTACGGCTTCGGGAGGGAGCAGTAACCATGTCGGCGCAGGACAAGATCAACCTGGCGAATGAGCTTCTGGCGATCTCGGCCCGCGATTTGACGGCCGACGAAATCGCCCAGGTTCAGCAAGGCGTTCGGCTCAATCGTCTGCTGGTCGACCTGGAGGACTTCAAGAACCTGCTGGATACGTACCCCGACGACGCGCTGGAGATCGTGGCCGACTTCAAGGCATCGCCGCAGTTCACCGTCCTGGAATCGCTGATGCAGGGAGCCAATCCGTGAGCGCGATTACCGACATTGCCGACGCCGTCGTGACGGCCCTGAACGGCCACACGTTCAGCCAGCCGGTCACCGCAGCGCGCTGTTACGTGCCGGTCTTCGATCTCAAGGAGATGAAAGACCTGCACGTGACGGTGGTCCCTCGCGGGCTGGAGATGTCCACGGCCAGCCGGTCGCTGCTTCAAAGCGACGTCCAGATCGACGTGGCCGTGCAGAAGAAACTCCCGGCCGACAGCACGGGCGACAGCGCGGCCATCGACGCCCTGATGGGCCTGGTGCAGGAGATCGCCGAGTTCGTCCGCGCGACCGGGCGGTTCGGGGAGGCGCTGTGGGTGAAGACGGAGAACAAGCCCATCTACTCGCCCGAGCACCTGGAGCAGTTGCGGCAGTTCACCAGCGTCCTGACGCTGACTTTCAAACTGATGAGGTAGTTCGGAGACAACCATGAACAACGTCGTGATGCGAAGGATCGTCCTGACCGGCAGCTATCAGCCGGTGGCCACGCAGCGGGTGACCGCCAGCGTGACCGTCTCCTGCCCGCCGACCAACAGAGCCACCGCCTTCTTCAAGGGCGACGACGGCGCTGACGTGCCGTGGGTGCCGGGCGAATTCCACGAGTTCAACGGGATCGACCTGTCCAGCCTTCAGGTCAAGGGTACGGCCGGCGACGTGGTGACGGTCGTGGGAGGAACCTGGTAATGGCATACGGCGGAACGGTCTATTCGACAGTCAGCGTGGACATCGTCCAGACGGACGTGGACGCCATCATCCAGGGCTTGACCGGCTATGCGGGAGAGACCCTCTCGGACGTGCATGATCGGCTGGCCTTCGCGGCCGACCTGCTGTCGGGATACTCCAACGGCCCCATCTCCGACACGGCCTACGCCACCTGGGAGATGAGCGGCTACTTGTCGGGCAGCTACGGCGGGCCGATCACCGACATGGCCTACTCCATGTGGTCGATGCGCGACTACCTGTCGGGCTACAACTATGGCCCGCTTACGGACACGGCCTACGCCACATGGTGCGTCCGCGATGCCGTGGACAACATGAGCTGGCACCTCAGCTACATCGATGGCTACCTCTGGAACGGGTACACCGGCCAGTCCGCCGCCGACATCCTCGGAGAAATCCGCGACCACATCCAGTCAATCCGGTGGCAGACGGACCAACTGACCTTTGACGGCAACGGCTGTCTGCGCGTGGCAACATACTAAAGACGGGAAGGAGCGAATCGTGGCTGAACAGAACGATGCGAAGGTTGTGACTGTGGACGAAGGCATGGGGCCGGTGAAGGTCGTGAAAGACCCCGGCGGGCGGATTCTGTCCAGGGAGCAGGTGGCGATCATCCGCGACAAGCAGCAGGCGGACCTGGAGCAGGTCACGCAGTTGCACGCCAAGCTGACCGCCGGCGACGCCGCGGCCACGGCCGACGTGGTCGCCCAGTTCAAGGACCGCTTGACGCTCCAACTCACGATGCTGGACCGCCAGAAGGCCCAGACGCAGGAGATGCTGGCCAAGCTCAATGCCGGCGACGCGCCGACCGTCTCCAAGGTCGTCGGCCAGATGACGCAGCAGCTTTCTCGGCGCGTGGAAGGACAGACTGCGGCCCGCGACCGCTCGGCGGCGCTGATCGTGCAACTTGACGCCGCCGGCGTTGCCGTTCCGACCGCTCCCGTGGAGACGAAGTAGCCCATGATCGGCCTGCGCCTGGACAAGTCGATGTTTTTTGACCGCCGCCCGGTGATGGATGCCGTGGATGCGGCCACGCGCAGGGTGCTGTCGAGGTTCGGCTACCTGGTGCGGAAGGCCGCAAGGGCGAGCATCAAGGAGTCCGCCGGTGGATCGTCGCCGGGCCAGCCGCCGCACTCGCACATGCGGGCGCGGCGCAGGCGATTGAACGCGAAACGCCGCAAGGAAGGCCAGGAGCCGATCAAGAAGGGCTTCGAGGGGCTGCGGTTTGTCCTGTTCGCGTTCAACGCGGAAAGCCGCTCGGTCATCATCGGCCCGGCCAGCAACCGCAGCCGCAGCATGACCATCCCGGAGATTCTGGAGTACGGCGAGAAAGACCCGCGTGTGGCGGCCCGACCGTTCATGGGGCCTTCCTTCGAGAAAGAGCAGAAGTCGCTGCCGTCCCTTTGGGCGAACAGCGTGAAATGACACAGAAATGCCACAGCCGTGTCACAGTCGTGTCGCGGCAGTGAGTGAGGAGAACCAACCATGTCAGTGAGATTCGGCATCGATGGCAAGCTGTACTACAGCACGGCCGGCATCGGCACGCCCACTTGGACGGAGCTATCCGGCGTCAAGAACGTCAGTTTGAACGTCGAGGGCAAGGAAGTGGACGTGACGACCAGGGCTTCGGGCGGCTTTGCGCTGGCCGACATCGCCCTGATGGACGCCTCAATCGAGTTCGAGATGCCGCTGGACCCGGACGACACAGGCTACCAGGCCGTCGAGACGGCGTTCTTCGCCCGCTCGATGATCGGGATGGCCGTCATGTCCGGCGGCGTGGCGGTCGCCAAGAGCCGCGGCCTGTGGGCCGACTGCAAAATCACCAAGTTCGACCGCGAGGAATCGTTGGAGGACGCGATGGTGGTCAAGGTCACGGCCAAGCCGACGCACTCGGCAAACGCTCCCCAGTGGAAGGTCATCAGCGGTTCGTAAGGAAGGAGATTCCGTGAAGACATTCAATGACAACGCCGGTCGCACATGGACGGTCGCGATCAACGTGGACACGGTCAAGCGGGTCAAGAGCCTGCTCTCGGTCAACCTGATGGAGGTGATCGAAGGCAGGAAGGACGACCCGGAGAGCCTCCTGGGGCGGCTTTCATCCGACCCGGTGCTTCTGTGTGACGTGATCTACGCCGTCTGCAAGCCCGAGGCCGATGCCAAGGGCGTCACGGATGAAGACTTCGGCCGGGCCATGGCTGGTGACGCCATCGACATGGGTACGCAGGCGCTGCTGGAGGAACTCTGCGATTTTTTCCCGCAGGGCCGGCGCAAGCTGCTGCGGAAGGCCCTGGAGAAACTGCGGCGTCTGGAGACGCTGGCGCTGAACGCCGCCGAGACAAAGCTGGACGACCCCGCGTTGGAGAGCCGCCTGCTGAGAGAGCTGAGCGACACTATCGACTCTGCTGGCAACTTGGCGGAATCCTCGGCGTCGCCCCCGGCGGCTACACCCTCCGCGAGCTGATCTGGATGGCCGAGGCGGCCTCGCGCGATGCGTGGGCGCACACCAGCACAGTGCTTGCGATGCTGGCCAACGCCAATCAGATCGGA